AGCTTTACTTTCTCCCCAATTGCTTCTGTGATATATTTCGTTTGGCATCTAAAAACTTTTTAAGTAGTTGTATATTCTTTTCTTTTGGTTTGCTTTTTCTTATCATAATACCCAGCCAGTAAAATTTGCTTCTTTATCGGGGTACATATCCTCGTTTTGATTTTGATTATACTCAGGATAAAGATTGTTATTAAAGCTCATATAATCTATAAATCGTCTTGTATAAAACTGAGCAAAGTTTCTATGCTTTTCTATTAAAGTATCTACTTCTTCTTTACTTACAGTTTGGCTATTTTCAGAGGCATATTTAAAAACGCCACCTTGCGCAACTTGATATGCAGCAAAAGGAAGATAATCGACCATAGCGTAATGAATAAGCATATCTTTTAAATAATCACGCACTAAAGTTAAATAGTCTCCAGTCAATGTATCGCCTAGAATATCCTGCGAGATCTTATCGTATAGCTTTCCTCCTAAATAATTTTGCAAATGTATCTGTTGAGCTATTTTTATAAACTGAATAAACTTATCCGTATCTACGTTTCCGTCGATTAACGAGTTAGCTTTCAGGTCTTTAGGTGTTATGAATAGTGCCGTTGCCATAATTATATAATTCCTCTTATTCTTGCATCTGATACTCTGTCCGTACCTTTTGATTTTTTACTTGGAGACCAGTTTGGGTGGTGTCCTCCATTATCCATATCTCTAGGTGCTACTTTAGCTTCTTTAGATCCTCTAGGATTTATATCGTAAGACTTAGGGATAGATCTAGTTCGCTTATAGTCGCTAAACTCAGGGCTTTCAATAGTCTTATCTTTTAGTCTATATAATACTTTTCTCCACGTATGACCACAATAAACTCCGCCCTTATATTTAAATAAATCGTAGGGTTGACCTTTATGCCCGAAAGTCTTATTGACTCCTTCTCTACTTGCCTTATCGATATCCTCTAGTCTATACACTGCAGGAAAACCCTTACTATCTGTTTTAGCCATCATTTTAACGCAAAAATCTCTACTGTTTCCTGACGAATATTTTTGGTGGTATTTATATCTTATCTTATAGTAAGACTTATCCAAATAACTAAAACCACTAGGCTTTCCAGTAATCGAATTAAGCATTCGTTTGCCTAAAGACTCTTTAGACCGTACAAGGTAATTAACCCACGTCTCCTCGCTGATATCTTCTTCGGCATCTATTTCATCAACAAACTCCCATTCCTCGCCTATTTCATCGCTTTTTAGTTCCTCTAGTATTGAGTTGCCTAGATCGTCTGTTAATTCGACCTCCTCGCTCATTTTAACGCCTGTTTCTTCTTCTTGGGTTTCTTCGTCTACTATATCGCTGTCTATCTCAGTAAACTCTAAAGGTTGCAGAGTTTTAAAATAAAGGTTTAACGATATATTATTTACCGCAAGGATCTTATCGAAAGCTTGAATAAGCAACTCTTGAAAAGGTCGAATAACCGTATTATCCATAAGTGTCGAAGCAGTCTTTAATTCGTCGGCGTTATTACCTAACCCAGTTTGATCTTTAATTCCCAAAAGCATAGGAGAAACAACTCGATGCGAAACCATTATTTTACGCATACTTTCATCACTTAAAAACTGATATTGCTGATGAGCATCACTCAACTGTACAGCTTCTACGCTACTTTGGGTATCTGTATTTTCGTTAAACGATAAAATAAAGCGACCCGCATTAGAACTGCCACTATATTTCTCGTATATCTTTTGCTCAATTAATGATCTTTCCTCCTCGTTAGGTACTCCGTTATTAAAGTTAATAAGCATCGAAGGCGCAAGGCCGTTCATTATGTTATTTAAATGGTAGTTGCTAATCTCCTCCTCGAGTTCACTATACTGTAATCCTCCTTGGTAATCTACTGGGCTAAAATAATAATGACCCGCAACGTAAGGTTTAACGTACAAGATCTCTATGCTTTCACTACTAGTGCCAAACGCAGGAAATCTTTGAGGTTTATCGTTAGTCTTAATAGCACTCCAGTCGTGAAAATAATAAAATCCTTTTACCTCGCCATCCTCGTCTGCCTTTTCCATAGCCAACGTCTCTACTGGTATATGCTCAACTTGTGCTACACTTTTTCTATCCTTAGAATAGATAACTTGCATAGCACATTGGCCCATTAATTTTAAATCGTTTACTAATTTTCTTACGCAATCATTATGAAGCAAAGTAACTGCCTGTGCGTACGCCTCGGGGTTTTTTGCACTATCGGTAGCATCTAACCCCTTACCGAAGATCATTTGGCTAATACCGTTAACGATAGCGTTATTAGTAGGCGATCCTTTATAGCGATCTAGTAGGTAATTAAAGTATTCGTTTTTATCTCCATACGTTACCCATTCCTTTGTTTTTTGCACTCTAATGTCGGGAGAAACGTAGTTACTTAAATTAACTATATTAACTTTTCCCTGCGTTGGTTTACGTCTGCTCATAATACAATGTAATCGTTATTGCTAGTTTCTTTTTCTACGTACTGATTTTTATTAATCGTGTAGCTATCGTCATTCACTTGGTCAATAGTTTGGTTAGTTATAAAGGCTTTATCTTTATATACTACCGAGCTATCCGTTGTCTTAACGTATCTCAACGTATAAAAACGATCTTCGTTTAATCCAGTAAATCCTACCGAGGCTGTAATATAATCGCCAGTACGACTAAATGTAGAGGTCTCTCCACTGCTTATAACGTCTCCAGTTATATCGTCAGTAAGATCTATCTTAACGTCACTAGTGGCAAATTCTCTAGGAATTAATTTTATAGTTTGTAAATCCGTTGTCGTAGTTAGTATAACCATATAAGTATAACGACAAAAAAGTAACTTTTTGCAAAACAGGGCAAAAAAAAACCCCTCACTAAGAGGGGATCTGTTAACTCACTTTATTTTTTGGTTTCTAGATAGTCGAACAAAATTTCTTTTGCCTCGCCTAACGTATGCCAAAGTTGGTCGTTTTCTTCCAAAAACGGATCTAACTCTCTACACAATGGGTGCCATATAGACCACCTGTTAGATCCCTCTACGAAGTTATCATAGTTTATTTCCCATTCTGTGTGTTGGACTCTATACTCGCCCATTGTGATTTTAATTAATTTCATTTTATAAAGTTTTATTTTGATAGTGCTAAACTACTTCGGCTTTGAACGTTATCCAAATTTTTTAATAACTTTTTTTCGATTTATTTACGCCAACAGATAAGCAAGGCAAAAAAAAAAGCGACCTTACGGGGTCGCCTTTTCCATAATGAAAACAAAAACGATATTAAATATCGTCGATATTTGTAGTAGAAACTGTGATACCTACTCCAGTAACTCCACCTTGCAAAAAGTTTGCAGGCTTTTTCTCCATACCTTGGAGAGTTAAAGTGTAACCCGATAGATCTCCCATTGCAGCACCAGTAACAACTGTACCGCCATTCGCATCTGCTCCGTACTCTAGCCCTACCATAAAAGCATTGCCGTTATTATCCTCTACAATTACGTGAGGTCTAGCAACTGCCAATAAAGCAAGTTCGTTATGAGTTTGAGGAGATAGTTTTTTAAGAGTAAGGTTTACGATCTGATCGTAGAACGTAGTACCATTTTCTCTTGAAGCTGTAATAGTCTGCTCTAGGCTAGACGTTCCCTTTACAACGTATTTATATGCAGTGATAGTAGATTCTGAAAACGCAGTAATTTCGTCACTAGAAGTATCATAGGTAGGTGTACCTAGAGTTCCGTAGTCAACAAAATAAACCGCTTGTATTCCTCCAACGCTATCCTTGCAAGGTTCTGTTCTTCCTTTATTAAGTGTACAAGCCATTTGTTTTTTTTTAATTAAAAGGGTGGAGGTTAATCCACCCCTTTATGTTTAACTAATTTATTATGCTAATGTAAGCAACGCTAGATCTGAACCAATACCATACTGGACTCCAGAGGTAAAACGCATTACGATTCTAACGTTCTGACTTCCGTCGATATCTGCCATATCGATGACCTTTACCTCGTTGTGGTCTGATAATAGACCTGTGCCGAAGTACAAGTTTGAAGCTTCTCCTGCAACAATATGATCTGATGGCATACCTGGAGTAAGTTGCAACTTAATTCCTTCGAATGAAAGTGCATTCCCCATATTATACCATTGCTGACCTTTGCTATCAGTACCCGCAGCACCTTGTCCACCTGAGGCAAATCCTCCAAGCGCACGTACATAGGCTTGATGTGCGACTGTTGGTACATATATAGTAAGATCTTCTTTTCCGTAGACTGCACTTGGTAAAGCATCAACTACGTTACCTAGCAACGTTACAATGTTAGAAGATGTAAAAGAAGTTTCTGATCCATTTGACGCATCATTAACGTCAGAGTCAGCACCCATAAGGACAGTAAAGCCATCAAACTCTCCTGCGTTAGCATTAACTCCACCCCAAATGTTTTGCTCAGTTTTCTCTGCAGTCTTAGCGATAACGTGACCTAGAATAAAATCTGAAAAGCTAGGAGGTAAATTATCAAATGCCGAATAACCCATTTCAACGGCCTCCCAATCGCTTCGAAAATCTTTTTTACAAAGTTCTAGGTTGACTTGAAATTCCTCTGGTTGAAGGATACGCTCTGTTAAAGTAAGGGCGTTAGATGTTGCTGAAAAGTCGCAACTTCCGTCAGCGATAAAGTCAGTAGAGGCTACTTTTTTTACAACCTCTTTATACTTTACGTTTGGTTTAATTGTAATTGCATTTTCCGATAGCGTTTTCCCGCTTAAAAGTGCTGCTTCAATATACTTGCCCGCAAACTCTCCTGCATACGTAGTCGTAATAGATGCAACCGATCCTGTTAAATTTACTTTTTGTGTACTCATTTTTCTATTTGTTTAATTTTTCAAATACTGTGTCTAAAATCGACTTTGGTTTATTTCGTGCAAAACGCACCATTTCTCTATCCGCAACCTTTTCGGGGCTGTGTTTAAATGGTTGAACCGCAGGCTTAGATAATTCTGCATTCAACTCTTTTTGCTCGTCAGTTTCTTCGACCACTTCCTCGGCTACTTCCTCTGATACTACCTCGCTTAATTCTTCGTTAGTTTCTTCGGTTACTTCCTCGTTAGTTTCCTCTACTTCTTCGCTCATTTCTTTTTTGTCGTACCCTGCTTTAATTTCATCAATCGCAGCTTTTATCTCATCTAAAGCAGTTGAAAACTCCTCACGAGATACGTACTCCATTTCTTTTTTTTCTTCTTCCATTTCTGATTCTGTTTGTTCAACTTCTTCTTCGTCTTCTTCGTCGTCTTTTACTTCTCCAATAGATGCTATAATTCCTTCTTCATCTACTTTTAAGATCCTTCCGTCTTCGAGCTCAAACTCTCCGACAGGCAAAGCGACCTTTTCGTCTTCTGAAACAATAAAAACTGATTCTCCAGTTTCAAACTTATCTGCCTCGATTACTGCACCGTTCTCCAGTTTCATTTGCTCCAGTTTAATTTCAATTCCTAAAACAGCTTTAACTTGCTTTAGGGTTTCTAGTGCGTTTATCATAATCCTTTGGCTTTTATATAATAACGAATTTGTTTTAAAGTTTTGCGTTTAAGCACTTGTTTTGCCTATACCTTGTGCCTGTAAACTTCCATCGCAGCATTTTCTACTATAAGTGCTATCTTCACATAAACAAGCTCTACGTCCGTTTGTAGGGCTAGTTCTGCTTGGGGTTTTAAAACCTAATCTTTTTTTTAAATTTCTAAACATAATTATTTTGGGCTTTTAGGGTGTTTCTTTGGAAGTAGATCGTAGTCAGTTGTATATTTAGCGTTTTGAGGTCTTCCATTTTTTACGAGATATAAATATGCGTTAACTCTAGCAAACGCCCACTGAGAGGCACTTTTAACTCTAGGAGAGTGAGAAACATTAAACGCACCCAGTCCTCGTTGAAAAACAGATTTTAGTTGACCTACCGTTACTCCGTAACCTAACTTCTCCTTATATCTTTTATTAAAATCGTCTGCTTTATTTTTTAAGGTAGCCTCGTCTTTTTTAGAAACTTTAGCACCTCTAGATGTAGAGGCATCTCCTTTTGCAGTACCTTTTCCCTTAGGGTTTCTATTAGGAGTATCCCCTTTAGGAGCTTTAGGGCTTTTTCTTATACCTCCCTTTGGACCTACTTCGGCAAGGTTATGCTCTTTGCAAGGCATAAACCACTCTTTGCCCTCAACTTCGTGAACGTGAAAACCCTCGCAACCTAGATCCTTTGCCATAGTCTCTGCTTGTTCTTTAGTAGAGTAAGCTAGTCTATCGTCTATAATAGCGTGATCTTTATCTATAATTACTACGTCAGTTTCAAGTTTTTTTTTATCGATTTGGTCAAGCTTTCGTATAGCCCATTCAACGCCTTCGGTTCCACCCCAAGCATCCCACATTATACCACCGCAACCCTCATCGTAAGGTACATCTTTATATTGCTGATGTCTTTTAAAACTTGCCATTCGAGCAATCGTGGAGCGACTGATCTTTTCAGATCGACTGAGTTGCCCTGCTCTTGTCCAACCTACACTTGTTCCGCAGCTAGTGCCTTTTTCCTTTTTATATTTTAAAGCCCTTTTAGCGTTCTCTACTGCAGCCTTTGGATAGTCGTTAAAGGTTTCTAATTCTACGCCCTGTAAAGCATCTTTAAGTTCGCTTAAAATCTCTTTAGCTAGATCTTCGTCTGCATCTTTTTTCTCTGCCTTATCTGCAAAATAACCTTCAATGCTAAATCCCTTGACTTTACCAGTCTTAACGTAGTTGTTCCATATCTCGTCGTTATCGACCTTTACAGATCCAACCCAAGTGCCTAGTGGCAAATCCATTCCGTAAGCGTTTGACTTATCGTTTTTCTTATCCTCTACTATCCAAGACTCAACTAAGGTAAGTCCGTTTATTTTTTGTTGATGCTCTAAAGTAGAGTTTGCTTGATTCCCTTGCTTTAAATACAACTGAGATGCTTTTCTTACAGTCTCTCTTGTAAAGTAAATAAAGTATTCGTCAGCTCCATTTTTTCGATAGATAGGTTTATTAGGTATAAGTATTGGACCTATAAGTATTTTTTTATCCTCATCTACTTTTTCAAACTTAAATTCTTGGCTTTTAAGTGCTACAAAGTCCTCCTCGATTGCAGGATTTTCTACTACCGAGATCGCCTCGACAAAGTTATCTTGCTCATCGTCTAAAATTAATTCGACTATTCTCATATTAGTATAACGCTTTTTATTTATTATTTTGCTTTTATCCTAAAGACGCACCCTTTACAATATTTCTATCTAACTCTTGTGCTGTACTTACATCGTTTGACACTACAAACGCTTTAACAGGTTTTTGATTTTGACCACCTATCGCTTCTGCTAATTGATTAGCTCCACTTGACCCCACAATATTAAATGCAGGGGCTTGGGATTGTCCCCCACCAGTTGGCACTCTAGGTGCTGATATTGTGCTTCCGCCACCAGTACCTCGAACGCTACCCGCCACACTTTTAGCTTTACTTGTAGCTTGTTTAATGGCTGATATAATACCAATAGCCTGAGCTGCATAGCCAATTAACATTGGGATATTTTGAGGGAAACCAATCGAAGCAGTTTTAGCCGTACCTGCAGCAACAGCACTTGCACTCTCAGCTCCGTCAAGGGTTGCACTTGTTACGGTTTTCTTTGCTTTACTTAATGACTCTTTAGCATCTAAAATTAAAGTACGAGCTAAATCTATTTGTTTGGCCACTACCAAAGCTCTACCGATATTAGTTTCTGCTCCTGCAATTCTTATAGCATTATCAAGCGTTTTTTGTCTTTCATCTCTTTTTTGTAACTCTATTTTACGTTCTTCTTCTGCTTGTTTTTTAGCATCATCTATTGTTTTTTGTCTTTC